GCTGGCGGGTGCAACGCCACTGCGTGCTCTGGGCGCTGCCGCCGGGATGAGCGGCGGGATGATGGCCAAGCTGGGCGCGGGCCTACTCTGGTTCAAAGGGGTGGCGAGCACGGCTTTGATGTTTGTGCGCCGCGCCGTGCTGTGGCTGGTCCGGGCCATGTTGACAAACCCCATCGGGCTGATCCTCACCGCCATTGCCGCCGCAGCCTATCTGGTGTGGCGCAACTGGGACAAGATCGGCCCGCTGCTTGCTCGCGTCTGGGAGCGTGTGAAAGAGGGCTTTGCCGCCGCCTGGGCCTGGTTCAAGGCGCTGCCCGGCAAGATGCTGGAGATGGGCCGCGAGATCGTGAGTGGCTTGATCGACGGCATCAAGGCGCGGATTGGCGCGCTGGGCGATGCCGTCAAAGGCATGGGCGAGTCGGTCAAAAACACCTTCAAGGGCTGGCTGGGCATCAAGTCGCCGTCGCGCGTGTTCGCCGGGTTTGGCGAGATGATCGGTGAGGGCGCAGCGCAGGGCATCGCGGGCATGGCCGGTGCAGTAGGCCGCGCAACGGCAGGGCTGGCGCTGGCCGCCACTACCGCCTTCCAACCTACGCTTGCCGTGCCGCAGACCGCAGACGCCACGCGCACCATCCGGCAAGCGGTCGAGCCGCTGGCGCTTCCCCGTCTCCCGCAAGCGCCTGCGCCCGTCGTGCCCACATTGCAGGCGACAAACCGCGCCACCCCATCCGTGTCGCCGGCCATGCACATCACCTTCTCGCCGCAGATCACCGTCTCTGGCGCCGCGAGCCCAGAAGCCGCGCGCGCGCAGGTGGGCCAGGCAGTGCAGCTGAGTTTTGCCGAATTCGAGCGGCTGATGCGCCGTTACGAGCATGAACGGCGGAGGATCTCGCCATGAGCCTCTACGCGGTACTGGGTGAGACGGAACTGGAGATCATCACCTGGCTAGATGGCCTCTCGTTGCGCTACGGCGCGCAGTATGCCGAGCAAGGGCTGATCGGCAGAAAGAGTCTGCTGCAATACACCGGCCACAGCCCGGACGAGGTGAGAATCGACGCGCGGCTGCACGCTTCTTGGTGCAACCCGGCAGACGAGGTGCGCCGCATCAAAGAGCGCATGGACAATCGCGAGCCGCTCGCTTTTGTGCTCGGCACCGGCGAATATCGGGGGGTTTTTGTCATCACTGAGGCGGAAGTCAACACGACGCAAACCGATGGGGCCGGCGCGGCAATCGCGCTCGAGCTGTCGATCACCCTGCGCGAATATATTGGCGATCCGGTCGAGCCCAATCCGCCCGGCGTCATCACCGAAGGCTACCGTATTCCCATCGGCGTCACGGGCGCGGACGGGCTCGATTTGATGGTCGAGGCCGCGCCGCCGACCCCAGGTGGGCTGGCCGCCACCGTTTCCGACGGCGTCGCCGCAGTGGCGCGCGGCGTGGAGCTGGCCGCCGATGTGGCGAGCTTTGCGCGGCTGGCGCAGTCGTCACCAGCTGCCGCAGCGCTGGCGCTGCCCAGCTTTGCCAGCCGGGTGGATGGTTTTGGATCAGCGCTGCCCGTGGAGCGTTTTGCTGAGGCGGCGCAACTGGCGGGTGCCGTGACATCGGTGGCGGCAAATGCGGCGGCCATTGCGGGCGGCATGCTCTCTGCCCGTGCGCAGTTTGACAGTGCTGCATCGGCGCTCGCCTCCGGGCTCGGCGGGCTTTCCTCGGCGATGTGGAGCGTTCAAGCCGGTGTGCGTGCGCTGGAAGAGGTGCGCGAACCGCTCTCAAGGCTGGCTTCCCACGCGGCTGCGCGCCAGCCGGTGGTGGACGGGGTGTGGACATGAGGGCCATCATCCATACGACCCAGGACAATGATCGCTGGGACTTGATCGCCTGGCGCTATTACCGGGACGTGACGCAGACGGCGGCGCTCGTGGCCGTCAACCCGCACGCCCCGCGCGCGGGGCTTTTGCCCGCCGGGCTCAAAATTGTCGTGCCGCTCATCGAGCGTGCCGCCACCAGTGACGCATTGCCGCCATGGAAGCGCTGACCCCTGCCGTCAAGCTCGCCTACAACGGGCGAGATATCACCGCCGACCTCACGCCCTACCTCATGCGCGTGAGCTACACCGACCGCCTGACTGGCGAAGCCGACAGTGTGGACGTGGAACTGGCCGAGAGCGATGCCGTCAAAAGCCGCTGGCTCGCGGACTGGTATCCCGACAAAGGGATGGAGCTTGTGCTCGACTACGGCTACGCGGGCAGGCCGCTGGTCTCGGCAGGTAGCTTCGACGTGGACGAGATCGAGATCGCATCGCCCCCGCTTGCCATCCGCATCCGGGCGCTGGCCACAGGCGTCTCGCGCGCGGTGCGCACCCGAATCGGCAAGAAGTACGAACTCACCACGCTCGCCAAGATTGTCGATGGGGTCGCCAAGCGCATCGGTGCCAAGCGCAAGGGCGAGATCGCCAGCATCCAGATCGACCGCGCCACGCAATACCAGGAGACGGACTGGGGTTTTCTGGTACGCCTCTGCCGTGAGTACGGCTATGCGGTGAAGCTGACCGACAACAACAAAACGCTCGCTGTGATGAAGCTCGGCGAAGACGCCGCCCCCGTGCGCGCCTTGACGCTTGCTGATCTGACCCGGTACACCTACCGCGACCGCATCACCGAAGTGCCGAGCCGCACCGAGCTGCGCCACCACGACCAGGGCACCGGGCAGTTGGTGGTCTATGGCGTCAAAAACGGCGAGGTGGTGCCGGTGGAAACCAAGGCAGCAGCCGATACCCGCAAGCGCCACGTGCGGGCGAAGACGCCTGAGCAGGCCAAAGCATTGGCCTCCGCCGAGCAGGCTCGGCACGAGATCGACAAAACAAGTCTCGAACTGCAACTCCCCGGTGACCCGTTGCTGGTGGCCGGAGCTACCGTGGATATTGCCGGGCTCGCCCGCATCGACGGGCGCTATCTCATCACCGAGGCGCGCCACGACATCGACCGCGCAAGCGGCTACATCACCACCCTCAGTCTCAAGCGGATCAAGGAACCCAAGCAGTGAAAGAGACGATCCGTGAAGCGCTCGCTACACTCAGGTTTGGCTTCGTGTCCGCATTGGACGCGACAACGCACCGTGTGCGGGTGACGCTCCCCGAGATGGATGATCTGGAAACGTGGTGGCTTCCGGTGCTGACGCTGCGTACCTGCCGCGACCGCGTCGAGCATCTCCCCGACTTGGGCGACCATGTGGCCGTGCTGCTTGACCCAAACGGCGAAGACGGCATCGTGCTCGGCGCGATTTTCTCCGCGCGCGACCCAGCCCCCGGTGGCGGGCCCGACATCACCGCCGCGCGATTTGCCGACGGCACCGTCGTCGAATACGACCGCGCTGCGCACAAGCTAACCATCCACGCGGTCGGCGACATCGAGATCGTCAGCGATACCCACATCACCCTGCGCGCGCCGCGCATCGACCTCAATCCCTGACATGCCAGCTGCCCACCGCCACCGCGACATTTGCACCGGTCATGGCTGCTTCCCCAGCCGGCCCAATGCGGAAGCCTCGCCCGACGTTTTCGTGAACGGCCTTGGCTGGCACCGGGTGGGCGACGCATGGGAAGTGCATTGCTGTGGCCCAGTGTGTCACGGCGGCAGCCTTGCTGCGGGATCGACAGCGGTCTTCGTCAATGGCCGCGCCGCAGGCCGCATTGGCGATCCGGTATCGTGCGGATCCTCGTGCCAGACTGGCAGCCCCAACGTCTTTGCTGGCTAGTCGATAACGCCAGTTAATTGCGGCAACGCCATCGTGCGCCGATGATGTGCGCATGATTCCGGCCAAGAACCACTGGCAACCGGCCCTGGGCGGCGACGGCTTTGTTGAGGACGTCGACGATATCCGCCAGGCCATTGCCATCATCCTCAGGACGCCGCGGGGCTCAGACCCGCTGCGCCCTGACTTCGGCTCAAGGGTCTGGCTGTATCTGGACTACCCCATCGACCGCGCCCGCCCGCACGTGGTGCGCGAGACGGTCGAGGCGATCCGCCGCTGGGAGCCGCGCGTCTCGGTCACGCGCGTAATCGTCGCCCTCGATGGCGACGCCGCGCTCAGAATCACCGCCTTTTTCAAGCTGGCCAGTGGCGTGGAGGTCAGCGCCGAGGTGCGCCCGCGATGAGTGAGCTCAAGGTCATCCCGGACGATGCTGCTTCGATCCGCGCCGAGATCGTCGCGGCATATGAAGCCGCCACCGGCAAGACGCTCTACCCGGCGCAGGTCGAGTCGCTCTTGATCGACCTCATCGCCTACCGTGAGACGCTCCTGCGCGCCGAGATCAACGACACGGCGCGGCAAAACCTGGTGCGCTTTGCCCGTGCCCCCATGCTCGACTACCTGGGCGAGCTGGTGGGTGTTGCGCGTCTTACGGGTGAAGACGACGAGCGGCTGCGCGCGCGCATCCACGAAGCGCCGGAATCCTTTTCTGTGGCCGGGCCGCGCCTGGCCTACCGCCACCACGCGATGAGCGCCCACGCTTCCATCGTCGACGTGGCGGTGGAAAGCCCAGAGCCGGGCGTGGTGCGCCTCTATCCCCTGACCGAAACCGGGCTGCCGCCCCCAGAGGTTCTCGCGCTGGTGCTCGCCACATGCAGCGCCGAGGACGTGCGGCCACTATGCGACACGGTGGAAGTCGCGCAGCCGCAGGACTATCCCTTCACGGTGGATGCACGCCTGACCGTGCTTTTGCCGTATGACGCCGAGACCGTGCGGACGGCGGCGCTGTCCTCGCTGCAAGCCAGGCTTGCTGAGATCAAAAGCCGCCTGGGGCGCGATGTCGCCCGCTCGGGGCTGATTGCCGCGCTGCACGTGGAAGGGGTGGCGAGCGTGAACCTTGTCGCCCCGAATGCGGACATTTCTGTTCCGCCCACCGGCTGGGCGCATGCCACATCGGTCTCGGTGACTGTTGCTGGGGTGAGTAATGGCTGACCGTCTCGCCCCGGACGTGATCGCGCTCGACCCACGCTTCGGGCCGCTTGCGGAGGCCACCGCCCGTATCGAGCAGCTGCCGCTGGATGGGCTGCTGACGTACCTCATCGAGTCCGTGCCAGCCGAGTGGCTGCCGGAGCTCGGGCGGCAGTTTCACATCATGTCGCTCGAGGGCTGGCAATTTGCCGCCACCGACGCCGATCGCCGCCGCCTGATTCGCGAATCGATCAAGCTGCACCGTAAAAAGGGCACGCCATGGGCGGTCAAGCGGGCGCTGGCGATCTCCGGCATCAAGGCTGAGCTCGCCGAGTGGTGGCAGCAGGCGCCGGCCGGCGCGCCGTTCACCTTCACCGTGGATATTGCCGCCGGTCAGCCGGCCGCCCGTGAGCCGGCGGCGTTCGAGGCGGCGCAGCGCCACGTGGACGAGTGGAAGCCGGTGAGCCGGCACGCCAGCTACCGCATCGCTGCCGCCGCGCTCGCCGCCGCCGCCATCGCCGCCTGCGGCACCGCGCACATGCAGTGGCAGGGCGCGGGCGAGCTGCTGGCGCAGCCCCTGCGCGGCGCTTCCGCCCACGCCGGCGCCGCCGCCGGCCACGGCTTCCTGCTCATGGCCGGCCACGGCACGCTTCAGCAAGGGGATATCTGACCATGACCACGCCCATCCAGTTCACTCTCACCGATGCCGGGCTGGCCGCCGCCGTCTCGCAGGCGCAGCTCGGCTTTGACCTGTCGCTCACCCATGTGCAGCTGGGCAGCGGCAACCGCACGCCCAACGGCGCAGAAGTCGCGCTGCTCGATCCACGGCAGACCGTCACGATTTCCGGCGGCAGCAAGCCGGCGCCCAACCAGCTGCGCATCGCCGCGCGTTTCGCGTCCGAGACGGGTTACCCCATCGCCGAGATCGGCCTGTGGGCCGGCGACCCGAATGCCGGCGGCGTGCTGTTTGCCTACTGGAGCCAGCCTGCCGGCGTGCTGGCGCAGAAGTTTCCAGGCGTCGATTTCATCTTCGCCTACGACATGACGCTAGGCGCTGCCGCGCCCGGCAACATCGCCATCAGCGTCGATCCGTCTGGCGCCCAGGCGCTGGCGCTCGTGGCCGAGCATGAAGTCAAGGCCGATCCGCACCCGCAGTATCAGATGCGCCGTGCCAGCGACGGCCTATTCGTCAACAACGCCGACTTCGGCGGCCTATCCCAGCCCGCCTTACTGGGAGAGGCCGAGCACAACGTCTACGGTCTGGCGCTCGATCTGGCCGTCGACGGCCAGGGCGAGGCCATCGACCTGGGAACCCTGACCTAAGGAGCTTGCTCATGCCAACACCCATCGCCATCCGCCGCAGACGCGGCACCACCGCCCAGCACGCCAGCTTCATCGGCGCCGAGGGCGAGATCACCGTCGATACCACCAAGAAAACCGTTGTCGTGCACGACGGCAGCACGCCAGGCGGCTTCGCGGCCGCTCGCGAGCCCGCCAGTGAATTCGGCCAGACCTATCAGCTCGCCGTGCGCGGCGGCGCTCTTGTCTTGATCGAACAATAAGGAGCTGCTCATGCAAGGCATTCCGAAGATTCTTCAGACCCGCGCCGACTTCGACATGGCGCTCGATCTCGCCCGCCGCGGCGAGGCTGGCCGCGCCGCCGTGGCGCGGCACTTCCGCGGTCTCATCGAGGCCGCGCACCACTACGTGTTCGACCGCGTGCTCGCCGACGGCGAGGCGCCCGATGGCGAGCCTCCCGAATACTGGGTGATCGAAGCCAGTGAGTCGCTGCCCGAGCGCCGCCAAGAACGGCGCGTGGTGGACACGAATGCGCGGCTCTTTCAACTGGGCTACACCCTGGCCGAAGTCGAGGCCATCGTCAACGAACTGGAGGGCGCGTAAATGGCGGCCGGAGACATCCTCATCGTGCCGGCGCAGGCCGCCGGCTTCATCAGCCTGCAAGGGCGCATCGCCAAGAACAGTGGTGGCGACCTCATCGACATCCCCGCCGGGATGCTCAACATTGGCGGCAACGGCAAAGGCTATCTGCTTGCCGCGCAGACTGGGCTCTCGCCCGCCGCCTCCGGCAACCACGACGGCAGCGTGACCGCGCTGAATCTCGGCGACGACATCTACATCTACGCCTGCCAGCAGGCGAGCGGCTACGCCAAGATCGTCTTCTCGAAAAACGCCGCCGTGCCGAACGGCTACTCTGCCGGAAATTCGCGGAAGATCGGCGGCTTCCATGTCGGGCGCACGCGGCCCATCAGCCAGCGCTTTTCGGCGAGCTACACGCCCACCGTCGGCATCGTGCCCAACAGCGTCTGGGATGCATTGAACCGCCCGCGCTGCTCGCCGGAAGGCATGGCCGAATTCGCGCCGGGCCGCTGGGGGTCGATCTATCTACTCTCGCCCATCTCCGGATCGTGGCCGGACGTGATCTTCGGCAGCCGCTACAACGTGCAGCCAGTGCGCTCCACCGGCGGCTACAACGAACTCGATCTGCACCGCGGCCTGCGCGCCTCCGGCATGCGCGAGCCCACCTTCGAGGAGTGGCTCATGATGGCCTACGGCGCGCCTGCCGGCGCGGATGGCAACAACGACACCGCCTGGTCGGCCACCAGCAACACCGGCCCCTGCAACACCGGCGCCGTCGCGAAAAGCGTCTCGTGCGCCAACTTCGTCGATTGCGTCGGCAACCTGTGGGAGCGGCTCGCGCATCACTTCGACATCGGCAATTCGTCCAACGCTTATGCATGGGACGCGGCGGTCGTCAACACGGGTCAAGACAGCGCCTTCTCGCGCGGCCAGGTCTACCACGTGGCCTGGCGGCACGCCCTCGCGGGCGGGCTGTGGCATGACGGCGTGAGGTGCGGCTCGCGCACGCTCGCTCTGGGTGCCCCTCCGTGGGGTGCCCATGGCCATGTCGGCGTGCGCGGCGTCAGTGAATCCCTATGAGCCTTGCGCCTGATCTTCCCGAGCGCGGCAGCGCTCGGGGCGGCCTGAAGCTCTTGCAGCATGTGGAACAGTTGATCGTGGAAGCCATGCCGGTGCTCGACAAAATCCCGCGCGCGCAGCGCTACCGCTACGGTGCTCGGTTGGAAGAGGCGCTCTATGGCCTCATCGATGCCGTTGTCGCCGCGGCCTCCAGCGGCCAGAAAAGCAAGGTCTATGCCCTGGCCGATCGCATCGAGGTGCTGCATGCGCTGCTGCGCATCGGCGCGGAGCGCAAGCTCATCGCCCCGCGCTTCGTCGGGCGCATCATGGCCGCGCCCAACCACGATCTGCCGCGTGGCGGGCTGCTGCGCCAGATCGCCGCCATGGCCGCCGCCTGGCGGCGTAGCGTGAAGGATTCATGAGGTGATAAGGATGGCGCTGGTTTCGATGCGCGGCCAGGTCAACCACGTGGCCTGGCGGCACGCCATCGCGGGCGGGCTATGGAATGACGGCGTGAGGTGCGGCTCGCGCACGCTCAATCTGAATGCCAATCCGTGGAATGCCAATGGCAATGTCGGCGTGCGCGGCGTCAGTGACCCCTATTACTGCTCAGAGATGGCGCCGAGGCGTCGGCGTCACCCAGCATCCCAAGGGATCAGCCGCGCCATCCTGGCCGCAAGGTCGAACACAAAACCTGCTGGCGCGTCGCGATGTCAAGCCGCGCGCCTGCCTCGCGCATCATGGGTATAAAACAAGACCACCTCATCGGGCGCATCGCCGACTGGGACAACCTGCTGCTCGCCTACCACAAGGCGCGGCGCGGCAAGCGGCAGCGCGACGAAGTGCAGCGCTTTGCCGCTGACCTGTGGCTGCATATTGGCAATCTTCAGCATCATCTTCTTGCTGGCACCTACCGCATGGGCCTCTACCGCCGCTTCGTGGTGTATGAGCCAAAGCGGCGCGAAATCCTCGCTGCGCCCTTCGCCGACCGCGTGGTTCAGCACGCCATCCTCAACGTCCTGCAGCCGCTGTGGGACAAGCAAATGATCGACCATGCCTATGCCTGCCGCCCTGGCAAAGGCACCCACGCCGGCGCCGACAGGCTTCAGCAATGGTTGCGGGACATGGCCAGGCAGCGTCCCCTTGAAGACATCTGGGCGGCGAAAACCGACTTCTCGGCCTACTTCCGCTCCATACGCCACGACGACCTCAAGCGCATCGTGCGACGCAAGATCGCCTGCGCCGGCACCCTGGCCTTGCTGGATTCCATCATCGACAGCACGCCCGGAGGGGTCGGCATCCCGGTCGGCAACCTCACCAGCCAGTGGCTCGCCAACCTGCTGGGCAACGAAATCGACCAGCGCATCAAGCGCGAGCTTCGCGTTAAGCGTTATTTACGCTACATGGACGACTGCATCGCGCTGTTCTGGACCAAGGCAGAGGCGCAATATTACGTCGAGCGCCTGCGCGGCTTGAGCGAAGAGCTTGGGCTTGCCTTCTCCAAGGTGAGCATTCACCGCGCCAGCCAGGGCATCAACGCCCTGGGCTACCGCATCTGGCCGACCCATAGACTGTTGCGCAAACGCGCCATCGTGTCCTTCAGGCGCGACATGAAGCGGCTGCTAAGGCTCGACGACCAAGCCGCAGTCTCGCGTCGCGTGCAGTCCTTCGTGGCCCATGCGTCTCACGCCGACACGTGGAGGCTGAGGGCAAAGCTATTTGCTCAGATGCCGCGTGCTCACATTACAGGCGACGTGCGTTGTCGCCTGTAATGTGAGCATGTCGCCTACAATTCGCGCACGCGTCGCATTTAATTCGAGCACGCCCACCAGACCACCGCCACGTCGTGGCGGGTGCCGATT